GCATATATATGCTCCTTCGTTAGATAATCCAGCGTACTGAGCTACGTTTCAGGTAGCGGCGACTCGTGTCTTTTCTAAGAGACGACGAGCCATCACGGCAGCTGATCAGGCTGCCGCCCAGCCCCTTCGTAAACAAATGCGATGGGGCAGCGCATAGACGCCAGTGTTGGCACCTGTGCTCCCAGTGTTTAAAACACGGAGGCACTCTTGCCAGCCGTCTACACTGTATTGTTTAAATACAGGGCGAACGACCCAATTGCGATACTCCAGCCTATGGAGTGAAGGACTAAACCTAGCCTTCACCCTGTGCCGGTTCGCAATTGACGGGTGCACGTGGGGTCGATACCATCCGATTAAGGAGGAGGAGTTCGTAGAAACACGACCGGCATGGTCGTGATACGTATACTTCTCCCGAACGTACGGAAGAGGGCCATAACGGTCCTCGACCATACGTTGTATCATGGTAGCGACACCCCAATAGCCTCGGTTCCACATTGAATTAGACAATTCAACGTAGGAGAGAAGCTCACTAGCATCTCTACATCTACGATGAGACCATGTCGTTCGTAAACGAGCGGGTGTGACATCGATGCCTTTAAAGGCATCGCACCCACACGACTCCCGAAAGGAGCCGCCGACGCAGCACTTATCCATGTTGAACTTAAGTCCAAACATCGGAAAATACTGCAGTAAGAGAGGATAGTCTTCCCTTCTTACTATGATGTCATCGCCATATACATAAATATTCGGAAGATAATTAGTCGACCGGTACTTATGTACATGGAGCACTGAGACAGCAAGTGCGTAAAAGCACAACGCCTCAATGGGAAAGCAAACTGCTGAACCCATTGGTGCGAATGTACTTAAGCGCACTTCCCTTCCATCCGGCAATCGCGTAAACTCACTCCGCGACGCAATTAATGCATCGTAGAGGGATGAACCCGAAAATAGTCTTTCGACTAACTTCAGGGTAACGCGGTCGCTAGCGTCCTTCATATCGAGAGTCACGTACTCACAAGTACGTGAGGCATCAAGAGCGAGAAACCTATTAATCGTTTGATCCGTGAAATTCACGAATCCGCGAGTTAACGGGTGACTCTCTATCCAGCGATATAGTAATCGCTGAATACCTTGTTGTATCCACTGGAGTTCCAGTGGCTCTTTCGATATCAATCGTGGGCCCCGAGAGTCCTTTGGCACCAGAACGACTTGCGCCGTTCCGTGCGGAAGAACCTCAAGGGCTTGAACCCTATCAAGCTGATCAGCAACTTGGTTTAACCCAAGCATGAAGTACTCCGTAAAGGGGTACATCATTTCGGTATGAGAGTAGATCCGTGAAAAGTTAGACTTTTCACCAATCTCCTCACCGGTACTGACAGCTCCTGGACCATGTCGGGGAATAATATCCCTAACACTAATCCCGCCGAAAAGACGAGTAATAAAACTTCGCGCTTCTCGGATGATAGGAGACACCTCGAGAGGAAACTCCAGCGACTGGAGTTCATCTTGGGTGCGGACGAACGACTCAATGACGGAACTTTCCGTTTCTGAGTCATATGGTAGTTTGAGCTTGTAATTAAAATACAAGAACTGTCTCAGATGCCGCAAGGCTGTTATATCCGGATAATTCCGGATATATCCCTCAGACGTGAAGACACGCTCTATCAACCACCCGAGAAATCGGGGAATTGACGTACCAGGTTTCAACTTGAAACCGGATACGTGTAGAGGAGTGTCACTATGTAAGGCGAAGTCAATGGCCTTACCTAGCTTAGGGAGGGATTTCGTTAAAAACGAAATTCCCTCCTTATCAGTTCGAGACTGAATTTTCATTCTATCTCGAAGAGACTCACGTTCTTCAGAATAGCAATGCGCTATGTCATGATGCAGTTGCATGGTCAGAGAAACATACGTTTCTAGGCTATTCTTATCAACCATATGGGAGATATCCTAGCCAGACTATGCAACAGAACCACGACTGATCACGGGAATACCGACGACGAACTTAAGGTTCGCCGGCGATCATACGAGCGATGTTCGCCTCCGACAACGTTGCAGCAGTAGGTAATACTGCCGTCACGCCAAGGAGGGTCTCGAACGACCGTAACGTATCCCAAGGGTTCCAGCCGCCATCGTCAAAACCGGCACCTTGAAGGTTGCCGATGACGAGGTAGGCGAAACACTTGCCCGTGCTCGGACCGTCTGGAGCGGCTTGAAGGCCGTCATAGTCGATCCGAACTAGCAATCGATTCGTTGGTACAGGAGCGTTTTCCTTGCTCACAGAGTGAGCAATAGTTAACGTTGACTGGACCGAAGATGGCATGCCGTTTGGCGTACCACACTTACGAGTCGATTTACCTGGCGCTATGTCCGTAAGGGCGTACGATTCCGAATAAGGATTCGATACAGCCGAATGGGACGCTAGCGACAGGCGCCTAACGAGAAGGGGATCTGTTAACATATCTGATCTCTTTCCATTAGTTGTGGTTGAGCACATTACTGTGCAATGACTACCGAGGTACGCGTTGAGCAATCAAAGAAGAGGATATTGCTACCCTATTCAAGATTGTCACGAAACTTGCGTTTCGCCGCGTGCCCGGTAACAACTTAACATACGATTCGTCAGGGCGCATTCGCCTACGAAGGTATGTAGTATAGACCTCTCGCGCTATAACTGTATCAAATGGATACAGAGTAGAGGCGATTGAAGTGAAGCCCGGATTGCTCGTTTGAGCAGCCAGACAACGAAGCCTATACGTAACCGTCACGTCCACTTTCACCGATTCAAGGTAATCGTGGATAATGGCGGTGGCCGGGAATAAACGTGGACGATTAGCGTGCAACCACTGTGAGATGCCGAAAAACCAATCCAGCACGAAGCTGAATGGTACGACATCCCAGATGGCAGCAGGATCTAGGACTCCAAAAGAGTCGCAGATTTGAGCTAATCTAGATATCCACCCCGAGAACTCAGGACAGGAGAAGCCATAGATGGCTTGTCCATGCCAGCGCGCCGTTGGTCGACTTTCGATATCAACTTCGAAAGGGACCGTATGACCACCGTATGAGATCTGTGTTGCCACAGTCTCATTCCAGTGATAATTCCGAATCTCTGAGATAGTATCCTCAAGCTTCTCTACAGAAGAATGAGTTTTATATCTCTTTTCGGATAGCGCACCTGCCTTGTATTTATCCGACCAAGACTTTATAGTCTTGATCAGAGCCTGCATATCGGCAATAGTCGGTATAATACCGAACTTAATGCCTAGATGTGTACTCGCAACTTTGCGAGCCACATCATGGCGGTCGAGAGAGTTGCGAAACTTTCTCAACTTAGCCTGGTTCGAAAGAAGGGATGAGAAACCCTTCTTAAGATCCCACAGGTCAACAAGCACGTAATAGATAGAAAAGTCGTCCTCAAAAGGATCGGCTCTAATATCAAACGTCTTTGGAATACGAGCGTCCATAAAGAACCGTATAGCAAACGATTCAGTAGGTATTTCAGGAGGCGCGTGGAGTTGAACGGCTTTAGCCGCGTCAACAATCGCGCGAAGAGGAACACGAATACCCCAATCGCCAGTAGCAGGATTGCTATTGACCATCAAGGGAGACGTGTCTTCTGTGAAGCTACCACCGTCTAAACCGACGTATTGGTAACTTCCCTCCAAAGAGAGATGTGTACAATCATTGAACACATGTCTCGTACCGCGCGACACACCGTGGTCGTACATTTCTGAACGACGACGGAAAGCCGCGCCCGGCGCTTCAACGGAGGCCCCACGGAACGACCATGAATAGGTAGAACTACCATGTACCAATTGGTACGTATAGTAGTAACCTACGTCATAGAACGTCCCTGGACCACCGTCATCTCTATAGCGTATTCGCATTATCTGAGAACAGACCACACGGTAAC